CCGAGGAACGTGCAGTTGTTCAAGAACCTGAGGTTAGATGACTATGAGGAGGAAGAAGATGAAACTGGACAAGAGGACGCGGAGTAGAATTATCCTGTTTACATCTTATAGTCAGTATGGTATAATATAATTAACAAACCGAAAAGGAGGCTACCTAGCATGGCTAAGAAAAACAAGAGTAAGAGCACAGGTGATAAAGTAACAATTGCACAGTTGGCGGAAGAATATGATGTCCGCCCCCAGAAGCTTCGGGCACTTATAAGGGAAGCTGGTTTTAAGGCTCCCGCTACAAATATAGAAGGTTTTGGCCCGAAGGCTAAGTATGAATGGGACGACGGCTCTGATGAGCTGAAGAAGATCCGAAAGGCCATTGAAGCTGCTCTGAAAACAGAGTAAGCCTCATCTTTAATTCCTCCTTCAGGGGCCCGGGAACTTGCCTCCCGGGTCTCTTTGTCTGAGTTTTCTTCTTAGGACCCCATTTACAAACGGGAGGTTCTATGATATGATTTATATAAGGCTAAAACCTTTTTTTCTTTATCGGCAATCTGAGGGCCCCAGAGGTCCTCTTTCGTATGCGTAAAAACCCACCAGGAGGTAAATATTATGCCACTTTTTAAACTCCCTAAGTTTAAACAGTTACCTAGAAAGGCCCCCCAAGCTAAGCAGGTAGCGGGGATGACGGAAGAGCAGGTTGACAGGATGGACTGGGCATTGCTCACAGAAGAGCAGATTGATCAACAGTTTACTAAGAATGATTTGGTCCAGATCCTCAACCACTTAGGTGTGGAACATAATAAAAGGCAATTAAAGCCTGAACTAATTGAACTTCTTAAAGATCACGGCTAGGAGGGCTTTAGATGGCTAAGAAGAAAAAGAAAACTCCTGAACCGGAACAACAAGCCGGTCGTAGAAGGCGCCAAGACAGGTTCTTGGCTGCGTTCGGAGAGAGGGGTACTTTGTCTGCGGCTGCGGAGGCTGCGGGTGTATCTAGACGACGGCATTATCAGTGGATGGAGTTAGACCCTACATACCCGGAGCGGTTCGTCGAGGCACAGGAGATAGCTAATGAGAACCTGGAGAAGGAAGCCCGTAGACGTGCTGTTGAGGGGTGGACAGAGCCAATCTTCTACGAGGGTATGCACGTGGGTGACAAGCCTAAATATTCTGATAGACTGCTTGAGTTCTTGATGAAGGGTAATTTGCCGGAGAAGTACAAGGAGCGTTACGAGAACGTTGGAGAGCCTGAAAGGCATGTGAATTATAATGTTGATCTTACTCAACTTTCCGATGAGGAACTGAGGACGCTGGACAAGATGGCTGATAAAATAGGAGGCGCCCATGAGTAAGAATCTTAAGCAGATGATGAAGGAGTTAAAGCCTCAGTCTGCGGAGCTTAAGCGAAAGGTTAAAGCAGAACTGTGGAGGCGTAACTGCCTGGAATTCATCGAGGAAGCTATTAAGATTGAGGACAGAGACGCCGTTGGGTTGGCGATCCCTTTTAGGTTGTGGCCAGCACAGGCTAATGTGGTGAGTACATTTTTAACCGAACGGCTAACTATTGTTCTTAAGGCTAGACAGCTTGGCTTAACGTGGCTCGCGTTGGCGTACGCGGTGTGGAATATGGTATTTACTTCCGGCTTCTCGGCCATCGCTCTTAGTAAGAGAGAGGTTGATGCTAAGGAGCTGGTAAGACGGGTTGAGTTCATTTTAAGGTATTTACCCGACTGGATGATCAGAGAGAAGAAGGATAAACCTAAAGGGTGGAAGGGTCTTTTATGGTCTTCCACTTCTTTATCTGTTACTATAGAACACCATAAACAAGAGGCGGCTTGGTTTCAGAGTCTAACAGCCTCTCGAGACTCTGGTCGTTCTTTTACTGCTAGTTTGGTTATTCTTGATGAGTGGGCCTTCCAGCCGTTTGCCGAAGATATCTATACTGCAGCCTACCCTTCTATTAACCGCCCAGATGGGGGCCAGGTCATCGGACTGAGTACTGGAAGAAGAGGGACATTCTTCGAGAAGATGTGGAATGGCTCTATTAATAAGGAAAACAGTTTTGTACCTATCTTCTTAAGTTGGAGAGCAGATCCTAGGCGTAATGATCAGTGGCACGAAAAAACTAAAACTGATCTCCCCACGACGTTTAGGGCGGAATACCCGGAGACTATGGACGATGCCTTTACCGTTGGTGAAGGAGCTTTCTTCCCTCAGTGGGATCCGGACTTTCACATCGTTGATGAACCGGGTTGGTACCCGCCACCAGAGTGCCAGATACACTGCGCCTACGACCCTGGCTATGGCTCCCGTGCTTGTTTTAAATGGTATGCAGTCTTTCCTGGGAGGCCCACCGTCATTGTAGGTTACAGAGAGTACTATCCTCACCAGGTATCAGACCCAGAACAGGCTAAAACTATTGTGGAAATGAGCAAGGACCCTCATGGGGTTCCTGAGAATATATTGAGTATAAGAGCTGACCCCTCAGCCTGGAATAAACAGAGTGGGACCGGGCAGAGTACGGCGGAGATATTTTCCGAGCATGGCTTAACTCTGTTACGAGGTGATAATGATCTTAGCAACGGGTGGAGGCGGCTTCATCAATGGCTGGCTATAAGGTATGATGAAGAAGGTAACAAACTCCCACCCTTACTACGATTCACTAGAGGCTGTGCTAATACCATAAGAACTTATCCAGCCTGTGAACAGAGTGTTACAAATCCGGAGGACATATCAAATAAATCTGAACACCACGCCCAAGATACGGACAGATATTTAATCATGGGTAGGCCGGAGATGTCAGATAGTAATTTTATATTTAGTGGACATTATCGAGGGAAGTACGATGAGCGTATTGACTTTGATGAGGAAGACTACCGCGACGAAATGGAAGATGCAGGTGATTTTGGTGAGTTAACATTTTATTCTTAAAGGAGGCATTTATATGAGCATATTCTTAGGTATGCTCGCAGCTTTCGGCATCGGCTATATAATAGGTTTTATTTCTAGAGAGCTGCAAACGATGTTGTACTATACCGCGGCTTCTATGAAGGCCAGGAGACAGGCTGCTATAGATGAAGCCTACGACAAAGCGGTAGAGAAAGCCGATGAACGGGAGTTTGGGAGTCTTCCTGACCCAGAGTCGGTTCAGAAAGATATTCCCGAAGAAGAGGAAGACAGGCAGGAAGAAGAGAAACGAAAAGGTATTAAAACATTCTTTAGTTAGGAGGCTTAACGATGGCGGTTCACAAGTGTCCCGACTGTGGGACGGAATACTCAAATAAAAAGAAACTGAGAGCCTGTATCTTTTCACATTTAGCGGAGCAAGAAGATTCAACACCAACAACCAACCCAACCGATGGTGAGTTGTTAACGGATGAAGAAGAACTTGAGGAAGAAGAGCAAATCGAAGATGCGATAGCTGAGGCGGAGGAACATCTGGAAGAGGATGATGGAGAGACACCGGAACAGGAAGAACAAAGAGCAGAACTGCAGGAGGCAGGAGCTGAACCTGACGCAGAGTTCTATATGAAGAAGCCTGTTGTGGTACAAGCTTACCAGACTCCGGTGGAGAAGAAGATTGAAACTTTAGAGGGTACTATGACTGCTAATCCGGGTGACTGGATCATCACAGGGGTAGCCGGAGAACAGTATCCTTGTAAACCAGAAATTTTCGAAAAGACTTACGAACGGTGTGATGGTGAGATCAAACCAGTTATTATTCCGCGCCGTCTCTGTCCCAAAGAACTTGAGTATTTGGCTACTGAACAATTACTCACCGTGAAGGTCCAAGGAGTTCTTACGAAGAACTACGAGATAGATGTGAAAGATGTTGAGTTTATAAGGAGGTAATAATATGCCTGATAGACATGGTGAGAATACACGCTTTAGGTCCGCGACTAATATTGACCATTCACGGACCAGAGAGCCTGCTTCGGGCATTCCGAGGAGCCCAGGAAGACCCCAAGGAAGACAGGATGCTATGCCTAGAAATAGGGCAGCAGGTTCCCCTCCTACGTGGGCAAGGGAAAGAGTAGAAGATGTGCAGCAGAGACAAGAAAAGGCAGGTGTCCCCGCGTGGGCAAAGGCAGTTCTACAGAAGGGTCCAACCCCTGATTGGGCTAGAAGGGATGCTCAACAGCAGAGACAGAGAGAGGTTCCTGGCACCGTGAGACAGCGGACCGCTTTAATGGGCCAAAGAGCTAGGCCTGTTACTCCTAGAGACAGGCCCCCATTAGATCCTAGAGCGGGGGGGCCAGTTATGCCTCGTCCTCATGGAGATCCTTATATGGGACAACCTCGTCCTCAACTTAGAGACGAGCTTAGAGACGAACAATATGGTATCCCTCGGGAGCCCGGATATCCGGGGATGCCTATTGAGGACTTAGTAGATAGACGTACTCAACCGGGAGAACCTGCACCTGGTGGACCCTACTTACCTGGAACAGGTGCTCCTTATGGCCATGTTCAACCGGGAGAACCTGCACCTGGTGGACCTCATTTACCTGTTCATGATCCTGATAGAGCT